AGCTGCTATGGTAAAGGGTTTGGATACAAGCAGTAGAACTGTTGATATTGCGAAAAAAGCTCCGAGCGGAGTTTGGAGACTTTCGAAAAAGGAAGTAATAGATATTGCGAGAAAATATAAATTCATTGTTCCAAATGATCGTAAGCCAATGAAACATTTAGGTTCAACGGGTATACAGATAGTGCGTTATAAACCCGGCATGTTTTATCTTTATAAACCACGTCGTTCTGGACTGCGCCACTATAAGAAGAGAAGCCCATTCGGAAGAGGACACGCAAAGATAATTAAAGGAATTAGTGCATCATGAAATGTGGACCAGCTGGAGGGGGTAATTTTAGATTCACCAATAAAATGGCCAACGAGAATGAACGTCGGCTTATTCAAAATTATTGGTTAGAGTTGACGCGTATGTATGGAACGTATACGGACTACTATACTTACGATTATCAAACTTCAGCCCATGATTTCTTTTATGGTGAACATCCAATGGCGCCCTTCAGTGGTCCAACGCCTATAATCATGCTGGCTCAATTTAATAATGATTCATTACTATTGTCAAAATTCGGTATTCGTACAGATGCTGATGCGACATTTATAGTGCCTATTATATCGTTCAGAGCAACCTTCAACAGTAATGCAGCTGAACCGAAAGCTGGCGATCTAATTAGACTTACCGAGTTGGGATGGGATCGTCCGGGAAGTATGGATGATATCAATACCATTACGACTGAAACAACATCATGTTCTGGATACACGGCAGCTATAGATGTTCTTGATTTAGTTTGTGGTAGTGTAGTTAATCCTGCTTTAAGCGCAGGTGAAACTTGTAGTACTGTTTCAAATTATTATTCAACATATAACGAAGCTTCGGCTTTTAATAGTTTAGTAAGAGGTGCGCCTATCTTCGAAATTACTGAACGTCGCGATGAGGACCTTACAATGAACTATAATATGTTGCAGGGTCACTATGTTTGGATTTTGCACTGCAAACGCTTCGATTATAGCTATCAACCAAATGCGCCAAGAGAACCTGGAATGGATCAAACTTCAGATGAAACATTATATGGAAAACTTTCAGGCGGAACAAATTATCCTGAAGCTCCGAAGAAGTATGATCAAAATGTTGAAGATGAATCTAAACGTATTTGGGATTATAGTGGTCGCCCAGGAAGTAATACTTCCGTTTATGGAAACTATTAAATATCGTTATCCAAAATATATGATGAATCAATCAATTGACGCTCATCTTCAAGCTGTTGGATTTTTCCAGATATAGCCGCGATATATTCATCACCTTTAGCGGTATTATCAAATGTTATATCTATATCTGGTAGAGATGGTGCTGACATATTAGCAAATAAATATTGCACCCGTGTTATATCATTCTCTTTTATTTCACGAATACGTGCAACACGATATGCATTTCCATGAATAAATCTTGAATCAAAAGGAGATGTTGTTTTTGGTGCTATTGGTTGTTTTTTCGCTAGCGCCATTTGCCCCTGAAGAGACATTTTTGATGGCTGCGGAAGGGGACGTGAATTAAATTGAAATACATATCCTACTATATAAATCATACCATCACCTTATCTGTCTTTTCTGTCAAGTCATGAATATCTAACATCAGTCCACTGTGATGTTGGTTTTCTAAACGTTTTTCTTCGAATATTTTTCGTGCGAAGATATCACAGGTGCCTTCTATATATTTTTCAATGTCGAGAGGTGAAATCTTAATCTTATCAAAAGCCTTTCCCCTTTCTTCACATTCATCAGCTATAATATTAATAGCTTCCATTAGTGAATACCAACGAGCCTGCTCAAATATTGACATATCTTCTATTCTACGATCACTCATTTTATTTCTTTTGGTTGGATATAATTGATTATGAAGCCTTGCATCGATGCTATTATAGACGATATATCAAAATCTTTCAAGTCTTTTTTATCAATTTCTTTTGCAATTAACAGCATGTTAGCTTCTAATATAGCATATAAGGGTTTCATATCTTCTGCGCCTACACCTCTTTTTTGAAACTCATTAGAAATCGCAGCACAGATGGCAAATGTAAAACGTTTAATAAAGGTTTTTGTTGTTAGATTATTTTCTCCAAACTTCGCAAGAGATTCGCCGTAGCGATAGTCATCTAGTAATTGATTAGATTTACTGGCCCATATTTCTCTTGTTAGATTATTAAGATTAGGAAGAGCTTTTGGCGTTTCTGTAATTTCTTTAGCGAGCGGAATGCTGGAAGCCGGAATGTCTTTCATTAGTTCCATTAGGTCTTTTCTATCTGGGTTTTCTGGGTTCATTTTTCGTTTACTATAATAGGTTTATTTATAGATGTTTGTTCAACACCAACATCAGCTTCCATATCAATGAAATTACTATTTTCTTTTTGAGTTAATGGCATTGTAAGACGTACTGTAGTAAATTGAATATATACTTTATTTGGTTGTTTACAACTCATACATTCGAATGTATTTTCATAATTGAATGAAATACCTACACGATTTAGAGTATTACAATATGCGCAATTTAAATCATACGGTAATTGTCGTTCAGCTGCTTCTTTTAAAACTTGTGCAGCTAAAAATTCAGCTTTTGTATTACGACGTGCTGCTAGCATTTCTATAAAGTAATTGATTACGAATTGCAGTATAAAGGCTAATGCAAATGTTGCTCCACCAACCAACCGACTATGCATTATAATCCCGACAGATATTCCAAATATAGAAGCAACTCCGATTACTTTTCCGAGCGCTATTAAGAATATTTTTACTAATTTATTTTGATTGGGGTTTGGATTCATTAGGTATTACCTTTATAGTTTTCTTTGTTTTTTCTTCTCCCGGCGGCGGACTTATATAAATTTCGGAAAGATAACGCGCCTCCCAGTCCCAATCTACGTCACATTGTTTCTTTAACTCTTTTAATAGATTATTGACATCATTGGGTCTCGCATTCCAATCCTCTTCACCGTATTCAGATTTAAGTTTGATTATAACTATCGGCGGTCTTGGCGGATTCTTTTTTTCTGTTCTTGACATTGGAGTCGCCGGCGGTGGCGGATAAGGAATAAGCGTTTCGCCTCCAGCCATATTCGCTGGCGGAGGGGGCATTTCTTCGCGTGGAGGGGGTGGAACAAATCCTGGTTCATCCGAACCATCTCCAGGATATAATTTCGCGGCCCCGGTGATACAAAGTAAAGCAATATACAAAAAAATAATAAATCGCAAAAATGTCAGTTTCATTAATTTAATAGTTCATCTAAACGAGTTACTAACATGTTAATAAACCTATCATGAAACTCTTTATTTTTAAAGAGTCCAGATTTGGTTCTACTACACAACGCTTTGGCGTCGCTTGGTGTTATGTTTATTTTACAAAGTATGTTTGTTTCGTTTTGTTTAAAACAAACCATACCAAGTCCATGGAGTTCTTTTTTTTCTCTTAAAGAATCTTTCATATTGCCATTATATCATGAAAATGATATTCTATCAAGATCGGCTGCCATGTTTTTTATCATGGTTTTTAGTGCGATTGTTTTTCTGTGTAAATGTTTAAGAAGTGCCTTTTTCTCTTTATTAGTCTCGAGAACAGTGTTGTATTTTTTACACGTTTTTAATTGTATTTCAGCATTACATAATTGTATGTATGCTTGCGCGAAAAACTCGTTTATTGTTTCTAAAGGAAATGGACGTTTTTGAGGCGCTTTATGATGAAACATAGCTTCATCATCTGCAATATCCTTTACATTATATCCTTGAGGGTCTGCTCCAGTTGCTCGCATGTTAGCGCTGCGGGGTGCCCATGTTTTTGCACCAGCCTGTTGAGCGTACGAGAAAGTACCAGAACCGCCATATGCAGCACCACCAAATAGTGTACCGCCGGCGTCCATTGTTTCTTCGATAAGATTATCTAATTTATTTTTTGGTTTGTTTTTCATCAAGAGGTTCACGAGATACTATACCAGCATTAAAGCGACTTCCACAACGATGACAATACCATACCGCTTCTGTTACAATTTCTTGAGCATATCTATCCGTGTATGTTTCAACACGCGGACTGACGCCAGTTTGGCCACACATATTGCAGGTTAATTGTGTTAATTGATGTATTTGACTATTCATATGTTTCCTTTTAAGTATTTATGATAATTTACTAATAAAATCAGATAGATCGTTCCGTCTTATAAAGTGTTTCCATTTACCCATATTTTCAATAATTGTCACAAAACCATTTTTTGCACAAAGATTTTTAAATCTTTCAATGTCACCCTTTACATTTTTAACATAATTTAACTGTTCTTCATATTTTTGTTTTTCGCCTTCTTGGAAATTGAAACCGAAGTGAAGATCCATTAATTTAAGATTGCGTTCAACTATTTGTTTTACTTCTTCAGTAACATTAGTGGTATCCCAGTTTGCGGCTAGCTTGCGTGAGCGCACTTCACCGTAACCGTTTAAACCATTGATATTATCTGATGAATCACCTTTAATTGCCTTGAATAACTTATAGAGTTCTGGCTTTATACCTTTCTTTGATTCAAAGTTACTGTATGTAATTAGTTCTTTTAAATTATACACAGAAATATTTGGTGTTATTAATTGCAACAAATCTTGATCGACAGAGACGATGATTGTTTTCCCTGGAAGGATAGTGGATAACCAAGCGCATACATCATCCGCTTCGAGAACATTAGGAAAAATATTTTTCACTCCTAGCGATTCAAGCATTTCAATCAGTATTACTTCTTGGTCATACATATCTTGAATATCCGATGGTTTAACTCTTCCAGCTTTATACTGATCTACTAATATATCTTTTCTAAAATTTGTAGAGGGATGTTGAAGCTTTTTATCCCATGATGCATATACATTAGTTGGATTAAACTTCTCCGTTAAACTAATAAAAGTTTGAAGAAATTTATATGTACTGTTTGATAGTTCGCCTGTAGGATCGTCTGGATTAAAAACAGAGGTACCAGATTCATCTGTTGTTTTATACCCTCTGGTAATACAAAAAATACGAAATTCTAGATTCGTTCCATCAATGATTAAATTATCGACTGACATATATCCCTGCTTCCTTTGCGTAATAGACGAAGTTTGCTTTGCAGACATCATAAACTTCGCGTGGTAGTTTTCTAACAAATACTATATTATCATATTTTAAGTCAATTGCAATATCACTTTCTTTAATATACATAGATTTCATTGGACATGGCATTATTAGAATGGCTCGGCTATGTCCTCGATTTTCTTCTTCGATATATGCAAAAAACCCACCAGCAAGATCGCCACTCAATATAACATACATTCCACGGTATTTCAAATCATTACAGAATAGCTTCCCAATACTTTTCACAAAATTCTTCATAATCTTCATAGAATTCCTTTTTAGTAACCTTTTTCAAATCTATTGCAAGTGGAGTATTTCTCTGTGAAACGTCCCATTTACCGGGCATACCATCTGGATTAACAGAACGTTCAGCGATAATCGTTATAAATACAGTGTCTTCGCCGGTGGGTTGATTGCTATCAATATAGCACAACATCGCACCAAATTTGTCTTCGTAGTACATATATTTACGATTCTTGTTATACATGCTCATATAATCAATTATATTTTTAAAAAAAGCACGCATAATCCTAAATATTTTAAAGGGAGTGTGTATTATGAGAATAGACGAAGATAAAATTTGGAATATGTACATGGAATCGAAAAAGATTGTCACTGAAAAGAAAGGATTACCACCTTGGTTGAAGGATAAGAAGGGTGAGAAAGGCAACGACGGTGAAAAAGAAGAGAAAGGTGAGAAGAAAGAAGATGATAAGAAAGATAGTAAAAATGACGACAAGAAAGGAAAGGGCAAGAAGAATCTTCCGCCTTGGTTAAAGGGTAAAGGCAAGAAAGTTGTTAAAGAAGATGTGAATGGTGATAAAATATTTGGTCAGTATTATGCTGCGTGGAATACAATTTGCGATAAAGTAATGCAGGCTAATGATTCTGAAGTCGCCTCTTTATGGAAGGCAATAGAATTCTTTGTAGAAAGCCATGAAAACGAAATAATAGATTTAATTGGTTCTGTTAAACCGAATGATGATGGGTTGGATGTTGGTGATTTAAATGATCTTGAGCCGGGTGATGAATTGGGCGGAGAAGGTCCTGAAGAAGAACCACTTGCAGGTACTGAAAGATATCTTCCTGGTGTATAATAATGGCCGAACAACTTCCAATAATACAAGCACCCCTGAACAAGTCGCGTAAGGATAAATTTCAGCTTATCCTTACGCTTCCTAATATTTTGAAAACTATAAATACAAAAAGTATAAGGGAAACGGATTATTTAAATCTTGATAGTTTACAGTTTTCTGTTTATAATGTAAGTATTCCAAATATAGAAGTGCCTGCGCATGATTTACATTATGGTGGGCAATCACATAATATAACATCGTTTGATCGACCAACATATGCGCCATCTTCTGTTGGTTTTGTTATAGATAATGAATTTAAAAACTATTGGGTAATATGGAAATGGTTACAATTATTCAATGATCAAATAAACGGTACATATGGTAGACCTGATATATTTAATGCGAATGGTAAAGTATATCCAAAAATAGAACCGCAAGCTCTAAATGATTATACAACAACAATATTCATTAATGCATTGGATGAATATAATAGCCCTAAAGTTAAATTCGAATTTAAGAATGCATTTGCTATTAAATTGGGCAATATTCAATATGATTTTAGAGATCCGGATGAAATTGGTTGCACGTTTGACTTTGTCTTTAACCAACTGGACGTGCAATTAATTTGAAAAAAATAAATATTAAACCATAAATAATTACAGGTATTAAAAATCCATTTTAAGGAGAGAATTATGCGTACAATCGAAAGTCCAGGCGTGGAAATAAATGAAATTGATTTATCTTTCAACACAGAACTGCCTTATGGTACAACTTCGTTAGTTCTTGGTTATGCAAAACAAGGACCAACGGACGAGTTGCTTAACATTACAAGTCCAGAAGAACTTGAGCAAGTTTACGGTCTGCCAGAAAATGCAGCAGAAAGATATATGTATGAGACAGCTAATCAGGTTTTAAATGCAAATGGTAATTTGCTGATTACGCGTCTTCCATACGGTTCCGGTGATGGTGCTGGTTATACGACAAAGTATAGCGCTTTAGTATATCCATATATTCCAGTTGATACTGCAACACCTTGCACAACATATGCAACATCTTTGTCTGCAAAGGCTCCTGCATCTTTTACACTTTATAGCATTGCAACGGTTTCGTCCGGATCAAATATAGTAACAGATGTATTTTCAACTGTCGCAGCAGCTTCTTCAGTAGATGCTGTTTGTGTAACAGATGTTGCTGATACTTTTAATTTCGTTGGAACTATGCTAAGTGGTAGTTCTTTAGTACCTGTCAGTATTACATTTAATACATCCGGTGGTATTGTTGCTGCAAGCGGTACGAATATCTATGGTGGTTTTACTGCA